ATGAACACTCGGTTCTTTAAATTGTTTTTTCGTTATATAGTTATTATGTTTGCTGCATATATTATCTGGTTTCTCATACCTGATAATGAGATGAAGTTTAATGATAAGATTACAGCTAGTATTGCACTCATTGCTTTGATAATAGCTTGGAATAGTGCTTTAAGTTCTAAAATATCAGGTGATGTAGCTCAAAAGACATTTGAGGAAAATCAGAGAAGTGCAAAATTCAATAATTTTGAGCAACGTTATAACTCATTGCTTACTCTCCATAATGATCTACATAAATCAGTTGGCATTTTTCTTGATACTCCAGATAAAATGGATGCGAATGGACATATAGCAACATATGGTGGTAAATCATATTTTCAGAATATACGGAAAATGAAAACACTTGAGGAAGCCCATAATACACTAATGGGGCATTCTGTTATCAGTCCCTATATGCGAGTACTGTACCATCTTTTAAAGCACATTTTTACGTATTCAGCTAACCCTGATATTTTTAAAAAATATACATCCCCATTACGCTCGCTTATCCGTAATGATGTCCTCTATCTTGTTGCGCTGAATACGGCAGTTATCTACAAAGATGGTTCGTTAGATGACAATGGTTATCAAGAGTTCCAAGAGTATGTTCAGAAAAGTGATTTTTTTGAACATACAATTTTTACTGCTGACGAGTATAAAAATTTTAATGAAGTTAAAAATGAATTAAACTGTGATTTTGAACAGTCCTTTAACATCCCAATTAGATATTGTATTTTAAATTATGTGAAAACATTGGAGTCCCAAAATTATGTAATTGACTTGCACAAAGATTTAATGCTGTGTGTTATTTTTAAAAATCCCTTTTCTCCTCTTGTGAAATCCTATATTGATAATATTTCACTGGTTGTTAAAGAATCATATAAGTATCATTTAGGTGAGATTCATAAATTAGAAGGTAGTCGTTTAGATATTCTAGAGGACTTATGCGCATATTATGAAAAGGAAAGCAAAGAAAAAGAATTTACATTGATAACTGATTTTTCTACTCTTCGTGAAGTTGCGAATGGCAATAAAGATAAGTATACATTATTCTTCGTCAGACGATCTGATGGGTGGTCTGACAATTGTGCCAATGTAGCAAACTGGATTGTTGAGTTGGATGGATATAGAGAAGTATTGCGGCAGCATGAAAATAATAAGTTAAAAGTAAAAAAAGATCTTGATAATATATCCAAGTCATTTTTGGATATTTTTGATGAAAGCGTAAACAAATATAAAAATAGTTATTTTAGATTATAAAATAGGCCACTCGTTAGCGTGGTCCTTATTCTGTTGTAGCAGTGTTTTATAATGATAGGGCAATGATATTACTGTTAAAGGAAGGGCGGGTGGATAATGAAGAGTACTATTTACCCGGTTCTCTATGTTAACTATAGCATATATGATTAATGTGTTCTTGATATAACAATGAATAGACATCCATGGATTCTCTGGGTATGAGTACTCTTCGTTTGACAGTTGCTTATAAATTGATTATCTCCTGATTAGTATTATGATAAATGAGGTAGATAATGAAGCTAGCAATACGCATTGGAAATATTAATATAGTTGAGCCACAATTTAAAATTTATTCTCATAAAGAGAAGCCTGAATTAATCTTAATCGGAATCATTGGTTTTGATGACATTATGCAAAGTCATTTTTTTAAAGCATTTGATAATGATGGGTATACAATACGCATGAAGAATTCAATATTAGGTGTTGAGATTGATAATAACTTATATAGCTTTGATCTCAATAAATATAGTTATTACAAAAAAATGTTACAGGAACAAAAAATAATTATTTTTCTATAGGGTTTGTTTTTTCTGATGATAATGGTAAATTAAAAGAGGGAAAAATAAATGTAATAGAGATGATGTGTGTATGAAAATCAATCAATATCATATTGATGCTTTTGAAAAGCATGTTCAATTCGTTAGAAACTATAAAATATCAATCAGGAACGATATGGTTATAGATGTTAGTGACAATGTTAATAGCAATTCTATATCCAAAAACACCAATATTATTGATGTCCTAAATACACATGCTAATGAAATATTCCCTGCTTTAGATAAAGATATTCCTGTAGTATTTGCTGATTTCACTGTATGGAGTAAGTTTGTCATAAGAATGAATAAATTACTGCCATTTACATCAAGAGAAATGAAAACCGCTTACAATGTTCATGATGAAGATGTTCATATTTTTAGCGAGACATTTAATAGAGATACATCCATATTATATGATTTTATGCTCAGTAAAGGATGTAGTTCAAGTATTACATCAACAGTGATTATCCTGCACGAGATAGGACATGCTGTTCATCATCAGACTGAAAAATTAAATGGCGAATATTTGGATCTTTCCACTCAAGAAGCTAATTTTATCAATAAATTCACAATGTTCTTTCAGGAAGAGGCAAACCATATTTCTATGTATGAAACAGATACGATTATACACAATGCCACTCGTGAAGGTTTTGCAGATCTTTATTGTTGTATATTGATTGATAAATTGTATTCAAAGAAAGAGGCGACAGTAGCTATAAACGGGCTGAAAGCATATAGAGATAAATACAATAAAAGAGAAAATTATTATACTGCCTACAGCATTGCAAGATACATCGAGTTAAGAGAGCATGACGGTCTACAAGCTAGTATTAATAGTTTTGCACAGCTTAATAAAATAATCTCGGCTATAGTGTCAGAAACAGCTATAAAGCTTTTATCCCAGAAGGCAGGTGATGCGAGTTATGCTGCTTCAATGAATAAAAGTAGATTCTTAGGATTTATCAACGAAGTTTACGAACTTGGCAATTCTGATGTCGATACCGCAATGAAAAAAATGAAGGAAGATCTGCCTGTTCTTAAAGAATTTATAGAAAATATAAATAATCTTATCAGATATGACTACAATCCTAAAGAATTTGATGTGGGTAAAAATATTGCCATTTTCTGGAAAAAAAACTATCTACCGCTAAAGCCCGTACCACAGAAAAGGAATTCATCAAAATACATTCCTAAATAACTATTAGGTATTGTTATCACGATGATAACCCGGAGGTTTCATCTTAGGAATGCCCTTGCTTCTTGTTGAAAAAGTTGAAGGTACGCAGTCTATAGATTGTTCCGTACCAGTAAGTTTTTGTTGCTGGCGGCTTGGGAAACGGCTGATCTCATCCGGTGTTGACTTGTAGTCATCTTGGTTAAACTTAGCTCGTTTCTCGTATTCAGCACGTGGAACAGGATGACCTAATACTTCGTCAAATACATAATTTTCAGCAATGCGTTTATCATGTTCTTCACTGATAAGATCAATTTGGGATTTGTTTGCTTTAGCCCATACAAACTTCTGCTTGAAAAAATCTATGACAAGAGTTGTGAAGCGTTTAAAAATATTATCCTGATGTGGAATAGCCTTTGTCCTCTTAACACGTTCAGGGGTACTTCTGGATGCCCTGTTTGGGTTTTGAGAGGAGGATGTTTTCAGGATAGTATTTGTTCCAGAATCAGAAATACTGACCAATGGTTTCTTACGAGCAACAACCTTACTGACTTTTGTTTTGTCACGGTAAGATTTAACGCCAAGCATACGAGTATGAGGAGCTGGTGCTACCAATACAGGTCTTTGATTCTCATCAGTAGAAGAGCCGGTGTGTGTTTTAGGTAATACAATCTCTTCTGGTTCAGCAAGATGTGTAATCGTAAAGCTTCTGACATCAACGACGATTTCAAGATCAAGTTCGCTGAATGTTTTGTAGACTTCAACTGCTTCCTGCTTAGCAGCATCACGAACAGCTTGTTCTGTGGCTCTTTGTTCCTGAGCCGCCTTACTACGCCATTTGGCACTGTGGATACGTTTCATTGCAGGGCGGTTTGTTTCAGCGGCTTTAGCAAGCCATAGCGCTTGTTCTTCATTGTCCAGAGCAGCCGCCGCTATTTCTAATGCCTCTTCGTGCTGGGCTTGAAGGGAACGATGATCAATACGTTCTGGCGAACCAGCAGCAGCGAGGTAGCTGTTAGCCATCGATGCCCATGATTCACGCCATACCACAGACATTTTTCTGTCGTTCCAGCTTCTTTGCTTTTTACCAAAACCTTCTGGTCCTATAGTTTTTAATGTCAACATAACGTGAGCATGTGGGTTGTCGCTATCAAGATCATGAAAAGCGATGTCGGCAATCATGCCTTTATCAACGAAATTTTTCTGGCAATACTCAAGGACAAGTTTTTTCTTGTCGTCATTGTTTAACTCGGCAGGAATAGCAACATCGAAATAACGAGCTGTTTGACCATTTTGCTGACGCTCGACCCGTTCAACCTCATTCCACAATGCTGTAGAATCTTTAACAATATGTTCTGGAGCATTAACAGGTGCTAATATGAAATGCCCGTACAAATCAGTACGGCGACTATAATCATAGGTATCACCTGTTCTTTCATCTGTGATTCTGCAACGAGCATGATAGGCAGCTTTCGCAACGGAAGATTTGCCCTCACTTCGTTTAACAATTTTAAAATCAAGATGAAAAATAGCCATGCAATAAAAACAACCTCAATATAAATTAAAATAACAAACCAGAATATAAATCCTCAAATATGACTAAGCTGGTTTTAGTTTTTCGTAAGAAAAACTCTGGTGTTGACGTTGACCTTGTTTCCGAAGGAAACGGTGTTAGCCTGCGGCAGGCAACCGTCGGTAGACCCCACACGCTCACGAAGTGAGTGTATAGGTGGGCATTGCTTTATTTTTATATCTCCTAAAGGAGCTAAAAATAACGACAATGTGAAAAGTTTTCCTATAGTTAAATAATAACGCTAGTTTTAATGCCTGTGAAATTAACAGGGTAGGAATCGGATGAACGGTTGAGGTAGGGGGATAATATTGAATGTTTGGCTTTAGAGATCGCCCGCAAGGGCAAAAGTAGTATTTTTCCTCCCGCCGTAAGGCGGGAAAGTGAAAATTAGAAAAAATAGTGAAAATAAAAATTACTTTTACGTGTTGCACAATTCACAGGTTAAAGCCAAAAACCAGAGTTTAAAAATAACAGGTGAAATTACTTTAATTGTTTTGATAAAATAAGTAACGGGGAGAGTATCTGGTATTTAACGTTAGTGGTTGCACTCGTCTGTGTTGCAAAATTTTATTTTTGGCTTACTGGCGTGTTGTTTTTAAAACCAAAACACTATTTTTCGGGATAAATCCCATCATTAACAGGGCAAGCCTGTTCAGCAACTGATTGTCTGGAACAATCATCTAGCGCTGCTCAACCTTCTGCCTATGGTTTGACCTTTTCCTTTTTTAATTGTATTTCATGTTTTTAACAACTAAAAGGTGAAGTAATTATGAGTGATAATGATAAAAGCAGAAAGCCAAGATCAGAAAAAACCATTAAGCAAAAAATAGCATCAGCGCAGATGCGTTTGAATCGTCTCAAGACCAAAGAGAAATCTTTGTCCAAGAGTGCTGAGACACGCCTGAAGATCATTCTTGGGGCAGAAGTGGCTAAAGCTGTTGGCTGTAAAGTAGAAGATGTTGATAAGGAGTTTGTATTAGGCGTATTAATTCATTTTAAAAACCTTTGTGCTGAAGATAAGGCAAGGCTCAAATTACGAGGAAAAAGGTTTCTTGATGAATTGATTGGCAGGCAATAATAAATGCTTATATTCACAGTTATATCACCTTTATATATTCAATGGTGTTTAATTAATAAATTTATTTTGAATATTTAATTGTGCCATGCTTAGTAGTCTCTTAAAGATTAATTTTGCCATATATTCTTTAAAAAAATAACTTGAAATGCCTATGTCACATAGGTAACATAGGTGTGAATGAATTTAAGAGATATATATATGGCTATCGGAAGATCTGGAAGGATCGTGTTACAAGTAGACCCTGAGTTAAAAAAGAAGCTTTACTCTATCTTAGCTATGGAGTCTATAACCCTTAAAGATTGGTTTACTTTAAAAGCGAAAGAGCAAATTGAAAATAAGAATAAAGAGAATGCGAAATGAAATTTAAAGCAGATCAGACAGCTCAAAAACTACGTGGTGGTTATTATACACCACAAAACATCGCTGACTTTACAACCAAATGGGTTCTTAATAACAAACCTAAAAGTATTCTAGAACCGAGTTGTGGTGATGGTGTATTCTTTCAGTCTCTATACAATAATAAATTTGACAAAAACACTAAAGTACAAGGTTATGAACTTTTCGATATAGAAGCTAAAAAATCTATGGAGTTATGCAAATCCTTAGGTTTTTCAGACGTTGAAATCACAGAAGGTGATTTTCTGGAATGGGCAAAAGTTGCAATTCAGAAAAAAAATACTTCTTTCGATGCTATTATTGGCAACCCTCCCTTTATACGTTATCAATTCTTAGAAAAGGATTTCCAAGAAAATACTGAAGCAATTTTCAAATTGCTTGACTTAAAATTTACTAAACATACAAATGCATGGGTACCTTTTATTTTGTCTGGCGTTTCGCTCCTCAATCCCGGAGGACGACTTGGCATGGTAATTCCATCAGAAATTATAAATGTAATGCATGCACAATCCTTGAGGACATTCTTGGGTGAGCATTGCTCTAAAATTGTAATTATTGATCCAAAAGAAATATGGTTCAGTGAAACCTTACAAGGCGCGGTCATTCTATTAGTTGAAAAGAAAATTAATCTGGATTGTGCATCACAAGGTGTCGGAATTAAAGGGGTCAGTGGCTTCGATTTTTTACAAAAAAATCCCGAAGATATATTTAACGAAACAAATACAATCAATGGTGATACCGTAAAAGGTAAGTGGACAAAAGCCGTCCTAGATAAAAATGAAGTTAATCTTCTTAATGAGATTATTAAACATCCAAACGTACACTCTTTTGATACTATAGCAAATGTTGAAGTGGGAATGGTCACAGGTGCCAATGAGTTTTTCCTCGTAAATAAAGATGTAGTTGACGCATTTGATTTAAGTGAGTTCACCCATCCAATGTTTGGAAGAAGTCAACATTGCCAAGGTGTTATATACGATGAGGTTCAACATTTAGCTAATATAGAGAATAAGCTTCCAGTTTATTTTTTATATTTGGATAAAGAATTTCATGAACTACCTAAAAAAACACAAGAATACATTTTCAATGGTGAATTACAGGGCTTTCACAAGCGATATAAGTGCAGAATTCGAAAACCTTGGTATAAGGTTCCCTCTGTATTTAGCACAAAATTAGCTATGCTTAAACGATCTCATGATGCTCCAAGATTAATTTATAATCAATATCAAGCTTATACAACCGATACAGCCTATAGAATTAAACCTAAATCTAATATTAATGAGGAAAAATTGTCCTATTGTTTCCTCAATCCTTTAACTGCTATATTCGCAGAACTAGAGGGTCGTTCTTATGGTGGTGGCGTAATGGAGCTTGTCCCTTCTGAGATAAGGAAGCTGTTTATCCCTCTACCGGAAAAAATTGAGTTCGATTTATCTGAGTTAAATAACTCTATGATGAACAGATCCATGGAGCAAATTCTTGCAGAGCAAGGGAAGAAAATATTCTCTCACATGGGATATGATGATGAAGTAGTTGAAAAGTTAATACATATTTGGAATAAGTTAAAAAATAGAAGGCAGCGAAGTTAGAAGTTTTAAAAGTGGCCCTATCATTAAATCAAAATTGATAGGGCTTCGATAATTACTCAACAGAAATTTGATATTTATTACCACCAATATGATATAAAATCATTGTTTTTCCTAGTAATTCTTCTCTTGAAATATAATTTTTAGCTCCTCCCCAATGGATCTGAGTAACACTATTATTTTGTTTATATGTTTTACTATCCGTTCTGCTGTCATGTGTTAACTTTAATTTAAAATCACCATAAGAAATCCCATTGACTATTATTTCAAATATGGCTTCGGCTCTTTCCAAATGTTTTTTATTAGGATTGGTATCTATAACCCATGTTAGTTCGCTAAATAATTCATTTCTGAAATAATGTCGTTGGTCAATGTTGCTGAACAATCCTTTTTTGAAAAACATTGATCCTGTTGGATTTGTTTTTATAGCTGTCGGTATATTTAAATCTCTTCTTGTTAAAGGTTTACTTTTCCAGACCTCGCCCACATGATTTTCATTATGTGATATGTGGCTAGCAATGCTGGTTAATTGTTTTGTTTTAATAACCTTTGGGAATGCAGGAATAAATTTAGGGTTTTTAGTTTTTGTTTTACTTAGTATTAATGCTGAGTCTTTAATATCCTCATCTTCTAAAAAACCATCTTCATGTAAAATATTTAATTCTTCCTTGCTATTAATTTTTTTTACATTGTTAGGATGGTTGTTTTTTAATAATTCAAAACTTGACTCAATCTTATCAGTTAAAATATCATAATTTGATGTTCCCTTTTCTAAAAAAACATGCGTACTAATTTCTATATTTTCACTAAGCCCGGAATATGTTAAATTTGCACTGCCAGTGATAATATGTATGCCTTCGTTCTGAAAAGCGAGATATATTTTAGGGTGAAATATTCTCGATACTGTTCCCATATTTATTAAATATGGAGAAATACCACATCTAATGATTTCCTCTACCGCTTGCTTTGAGGTTACACCATTAGCAATACCAACGAATAGTTCAATTTTATCTTTGAACTTGGAGAGAGTCTCTTTGAGCAGATGCACTCCATTTTTTCTTGCAAATGCCACGCTAATTATAATCTTATTATTTTTTTCATCTGATAACACATTCTTTACTGAATGAATATGTTCATCTCCTAAAACCAAACCCTGTAGTAGTATATTTTTTAAAGTCATCTGCATTAACTCTATTTTATAATATGCTGTATTGTCCAACAGGGAAGAACTATAGAGTTCTCCCTGAAAACTCTAAGTGTCAATGTATTGAAATTAAAAAATCGAAGTTTTCATCGATGGCCTTGTATAGTTCGAGATCACACCCTACTAAATCACGACGCTGAATCAAATATTTGGCGTCATCCCAGTGCAATCCGGTTGTATAATTATTCTGGCCTGCTTCCCATGAAGGTTTATGGCTTAATTTAAGCTTAAACGTACCTACCGATGTACCTTTTATTTGTAAATGGAAGGTTGCCTCAGCCATTTCCTTTCCATCAATTTCATACCATAGCAATCCAGAGAATACCTGATACCGGAAATATTCCGTTTGATCAATGACTTTACCATTGTCAGTATAGCCAGCCTGTGTAAGGCGTAACACGCCAGAAGCATGTCCTTGAACCAGCAGTTGCAGATCCCCCTCTGGGAGGTTTGGCTTTCTCCAGCATAAGTTGAATGGCATTGTACGTATCTCCATGTAGTGTAGTCTACATATTTATATTAAAATTCCATCCGCTGCACAAGGTTTATTACATTTTTATTAGTGATTTTTTCTAAAGAAATTTCATTATTATCTATTCGCGAATTTTGAACATTAACTAGTTAATATACTAGTGCGCAAGTTCAAAAAATTTTTTACATGAAGATTTTGTATCATTAAAAGGAGGCAAATATTTTTATCACAATAACAAGCATAAAAAATAACATAAATTATTGACGCTGATAAAAACATTTTTTAAATAGAGCATTCTCAGCCGAATGCTGTTGACTAAAGTAATAAGGCCCAAGAATACGGGCCTCTAAGCAAGAAAAATAGGGATGAATACTGATTTCTTCGTTTCACTTTTAAGCATTATTATGAGTTTATATTCTTCAAAATGCTTAAGTGATTGGCATTATCTTCTCAGCCAACTTTTTTATAACGTCCCTCAGTTTTTAAAATCGTATGGCCGTAATATCCCTTTCCGGTTAGCATCTAGATAATCAGCCCACCACTGTAGCATTAGCCTACGCTCATCGAGATGCTCAGCAAGATGGATGTAAGCAGCGCGAACGTTATTACGCTCCTGATGGCTCATCTGACGTTCAACAGCATCTTTTGACCATAAACCGGACTCGATCAAGGCACTGCAGGCCATAGAGCGGAAACCATGTCCACAAACTTCCGTTTTAGTGTCGTAGCCCATTGAGCGCAGGGCCTTGTTAACAGTGTTCTCACTCATCGGCCTATCCGGTTGGTGATCGCCTATGAAGACCAATTCGTAATCCCCACTGATTTGTTTTATATCTTTTAACACTTCCAGTGCCTGACGGCTTAGAGGCACGAGGTGCGGGCTACGCATCTTAGATCCACGATGTGAGTGCTTTACGCCCTTCATAGGTTCTCGTTCTGCTGGTATCGTCCAAAGCGCATTTTTAAAATCGATTTCTTCCCATCTTGCAAAACGCAGTTCACTTGAACGTATGAATACCAGCAGTGTTAGTTTTACTGCCAATTTAGTCAACTTTCGACCTTTAAAGCATTCGATACGATCGAGCAATTCGGAGAAGCGTTCGAAATCCAGAGCTGGGCGATGCACACGTTTAGCTACAGCGATTGCGCCAGCCATATCTTGAGCTGGATTATATTCAAGTAGACCATTCTGTACCGCAAAACGCAGGATTGCAGTCGTTCGCTGTTGGAGACGCGAAGCTACTTCATGCCGCCCACTCGCCTCTACTACCTTTATTGGAGCGAGTAGATCCCGAGTTTTCAGTTCCGAAATCTTACGTTTACCTAATGCAGAGAAAAGATTATCCACTAAGCTTTTAAGCACCCGCTCACTATGGGACTCAGACCATTTTTTGCTACAGGAAGCATGCCAATCTCTTGCTACAGCCTCAAAGGTTAGTGCTCCGCTTTCTTCAATCTTGTCCTCTTTTTTCTTTTGAGAGGGATCGATACCATCAGATACCAGTTTCTTCGCGGCATCGCGCCTCTTACGAGCCTCTGCCAATGAAACCATTGGATAAACCCCTAACGCCAGCATCTTCTGTTTGCCACTAAAACGATATTGAAGACGCCAGTATTTTGAGCCATTGGGGTTAACCAACAGGTGCATCCCCTCACCATCGGTAAGTTTGAAAGGTTTGTCTGCAGGCTTAACTGTTCTGACTTTGATATCAGTAAGAGCCATAGATCCCACTCCCCGTGTTGGTATCAATTTCAATCGAACCGAAGCTACCAACAGTTATACCATCATTTGTTGGTAGATGTTGATATACGACAGTAGACTTTAATAGACCTAAACCAAGAGGTAGGATTTCTAACTGATTGATTTTGTATACGTAAATAGACTTTAGTAGACGAAAGAAAAGACTTGATTGGTGCGAAGGCCGGAATCTAAAAACAAACCAACCATATGTAATAATTGAAAAAATAAAGTACATTTTTAATTTATGCCCCTTTTTGTGCCCCCATCAAAATTTCAATCAACCTTTCATAGAAGAACTGATAACGATATAGAGAAAGATTCGGTTCGGATCCGCAGCACGGACCCTAACCGAAACAATCATTTCCTCAACAGATTCCTGCACTCACTAAGCAGTTAACGCTATACATCGTATCCCCCCTGGTCGCTAAAGTTACTACGTGAACGGGCTGCCAGTTTTCTCTGTTTTGCTTCAATACGTCTCATCACTTCATCTGCCACATCTGACGGGCTTTGCCCTGGTTGCTGGTGAATATGGATTTCAACTGTCCCTATCGACGCAGGCAGGGCTTGCGTGACTATAGCGGGCTTTTGTTGCTGACTCTTATATGCGGAGACAGGCAGGCTGTATGGGTGGAGTGGTTTAGCCTCTGTCTCTGGTGCCAGCCCTCCCAGAGTCAGCCAGGTGGCAGCGGCAATGGCTGCTGTTCGTCTCCTGCTCGTTATGTATGCGGGCCCGTTAACGATCTCGGGTCCATTCTCACCAGCAATGCCAAACTGCCCGCGCGGAATATATCCGCCGCTGTCATACATCCCGGCAAACAATCCACCCACACCTTTTGCCTGTGGGGTTCCCGGTGATTTGTCGCCACCGGTCATCCAGTCCGGCAGATAGCTTTTCACCGATGCCAGCTTGCTCTTGAGCGTCTCCCACTTCTCATTGATACCGCTCAGGATGCCGTCAATGATTGCGCCTCCCACCGCTTTAAACTTCGCGGGCAGCGCGGCAACATCACTCAGTATTTCAGTCCATTTCTGACTGATGGTCTGCTTAATAACCGCCCATGCACCAGTCACTCCCGATGAGATAGCATCCCACATCGCTTTAAATTTTGGCCCCAGTGTTTCCCAGTTCTGCCAGATATAAATGGCTCCCATAGCGATCAAGCCAATAACCGCCAATATTGGGTTAGCAAACATCAGCCTGCCCAGCCACAGGATAGCCTGGCCTGCTGCGCCAATAACTTTTGTGACCAGACCAAACACAGAAGCAAATTTAAGCTGGAGGATGCCTGCACTTACCCGCACTACGGCCATCGGTCCCAGAATAGATGCCAGCGCCAGTGACACCACGCCCGCAGCTGTCGCAGCAACCGCGAATACTGCAGCGACTGTAAACATTGCAGCAGTCAGCCGCGGGTGCCGTTTAACCAGCCCATCCAGCCCGGAAGCCAGGTTCCCCAGCCAGTCAGATAGCGTTTTAAGCACTGGCGAGACAGTTTCCCCAATGCTTGCCATCGCATTAGTAAAAGACCCCGTTGCCGCCTCCCATTTGTTGCCCAGGGTATTAAGAGACGCATCGACGCGCTCGCGCAGAGTAGCCTGGTTCTCCAGTTTGGCGACGGTTTCACGGTAGCCCTCGATGCCTTTTGACGTCATGGTATTCAGCGCTTTTAGCACCTCGTTATCGTTACCAAACAGGGCTTTCTGCGTTGCAAGTTTTGTTTCATCATTTAATTTTTCAAGCTTTTCTAACTGCGCGTACATCTTTTCCAGGCCGCCAAATCCGCCTTTCCCGTCGGAAAAATCAAACCTGATACCTTTTCCTTTCAGCCCGTCGTTTACGCTCTTAATATTTTTGGCATCCAGCGTGGCCTGAAAAATTTTACGATAGGCATTACCCGCTGACTCTCCGGCCATCCCCGCCTGATCGGCCATGACGAGAAGTGGACTAAATGTTTTCGCAGCATCCAGGCCCTTCTGCTTGATAATGTCCATAGCGCTGCTGATATTTGCAAAACCCTGCAGCATATTTCCCGGATCAACCCCCGCGTAATAACCCCGCTGGATCACGTCCATCAGGCTCATCATGTCTTTTTCGGTGGTCTGCGTGGCGTCCTGCAGTTTCGCGGCAAACTCTGCCGCATCCGTCGGGGCCATCTGCAGCTGCACGCCGAGATACGCCGCCGACTCACCCAGCCCTCCCAGGATGACCTGCGCAGACATACCCTGGCGGCGTAACATGGTCATCATGTTTTGAAAGTCTGCCGTGGTGCCGGGCAGCCGGTCCCCCAGGGCGATTGCCAGCTTGTTTAGCTTCTCAAACTCCGGCGCAACCTTTCCGCCAGGCCCCATCATCGAGCCTGCCAGCTGGTTAGCGGCGTTTTCTGATTCCGAGTAGGCGCGAATGGGTGCCATCAGCGTTGCCCCCGTTGCCACACCTGCAGCCACCATTCCTGCGCCGTTCCCGGCAAGGCTATTGCGCACATCGCGCATCTTATCGGCTTTTGCCCTGATCGCATTCAGCTTGCGCTGGCGCTCGCCAACGTCACGCAAGCGCCGCTCCTGCTCTGCCAGCTGTTTGTTATAGCGATCCGTTTCACGGGTAATGCGTGCCGTTTCACGGGCACCGCCTCCCGCAGAGATGCCGAGGCGGTACAGTTCCGCCCTGGCTGCCGCCATCTGCCGCGTTTCCTGCTCCTGCTTTTGCTCCAGCCTCGACACGGCCCGCCATTGCGTTTCAAGCGCCGCTGTCTGCTTTTTGGTGGGGGATTCGAGGGCTGACATTTCGCGGGTCATCATCTGCGCACGCAGCCGCGCCTGGTCCAGTTCGGTACTGGTCCGGCTCAGGCTCCGGGACAGCTGATCGAAGGATTTTAACTGACCTCCCGCATCGTTGAGCCGTTTAAGCTGCTCGCGGGTCTGCCGGACAGCAGAGGCCAGTTCCTTAGATCCAGCCTGTGCCACTTTTAAAGGTCGGGTGAGTTTATCAACCGCATTTAACACGACCTGCAGACGCAGGTTTTTATCACTCATCACTGACTCCGTTTCTCAGGATAGCTTTGTGTCGCCATTCCAGCACCTCGGTCAACGGCATAACGTCAGTAACGGACGGCGACCAGTGAAAAATGGTGGCGATATCCGCCACCAAATCATCAACCATCAGGCCGGTTGGAAAGCTGATGTTGCCGACTTCGGTAGCAAAAAAAGAACCACCTCCAGCGACATGGAAGCCAGGTCTGCCGGGTCCAGCTCTGCCATTTCCTGCGGAGTCAGTTCCGGGCTGGAAATACGGGGGATAATCGTCATCATCGAGGCCACATCCATTTCCATTACGGCCTGCAGTCGGAGTCCCCGCAGCGCACCAGACTGAGGTTTACGCAGCACGACTTCCCGGATCGAAGTTGCGCCACGCTGCACAGGTGTATCCAGAATGACAATGGATTCCGTTTTTTCAGTAAGAAGTTCACTCATGATATTTACTCTCTGGTTGTCAATGTCCTGACAGTGTGCCCGGACTCACACAACCCGGCGAGGCGCTGTGATTGTTAGATGCGCCATACAACCCTCTTGCCAGCGGTTGCGCCGGCATTGTGCTGGCGTTCTGTCTTTTCCTCCTCAGCGCGCGCAGCCCCGCCCGCCTGCCCGCTTCACTTAACAGAATGGTTTTCATGCACCTCGTAAATCGTCTCAGGAGCCGCCATACAAGGGCTTTCGCGTCAAAAATGCTGCATGAGACTCATGCGTTTTCATGCAGCATAGACATGCACTCATGCGTTCTCAGGCCAGCCAGGAAAAGGTATAAAAAATCCCGGTACTGGACCGGGATTGCGTGGGCGTTCTTTCTAATCAGACAGGGATTTGCTGGCGGTTTGACAGTTTTGATGCAGAGCCATAACGATTGAGCGTTTTCTTTTGTTTTTCATGGTTTTCCGGTTCATCTGATTCCTGTTCATTGCGCCGGGGTTTCATAATTATCGTATCCACACTTTCCAGTGCAGTAAATGTGCAGGAACATTCAAGATTCTGGCACTGATACCATGAGCGTTTTACCGATGGTGCTTCATAGGCTGAGGTTCTGGCGTGTGCCGTAGTGCCGCATTCGGGACATTTAAGCGCCATCAGATACTCTCCATATCACGGTTACGTTTCTGCTGTTTTTCACGTTCATGACGGATCTTCATTTTATGAAGGGCCGCCGGTGACGGGGTTTTGCTTAAATCGATACAAGCCGAATAATCCGGCGCAACACCCGCCAGTTTAAACACAGGGTCCTGTTCCGGCATCGCAGTGTTAGCAAGAGCCGGTTTGGTGATATGTTTGTGAATAAAGTCTTTCAGCAGTGTGTCCGGGTCATTAACTGAATGTACCACACCGACAACTGCGCTGGCTTCGCGCCCCATTGTAGATTTGAGCAGGCTCAATGTCTGGATGAGAGCCTTACCATGCGATTGCATAAAATCTTCCCAGATTTGTTTTGCGCGAATACCCACAAGTGCCTCGTGCGCGTGGATATACTTTCCGGCTAATTCTGCAGTCTCCTGTGGCAAAAGTGCATTTTCGCTCTCCTGAGCCGCCAGCAGCTCATCAAAATCCTCAAGCGTTTCTCGTCCCAGCGCAATTTCCGTGCGCAGTTTTTTCATTTCCTTTGAGACTACGCCCTGACTTTCACGAAACAGCGTGCGCCACTCATCATTCAGTGCGTTCGTCGTGGCTTCCATTTCAGCACGGCGCTGGCGGATAGTTGCAATATTATCCGCTGCCGCTTTCTGCCGACGACGTGCTTCAAGCCATGCGCTTCTGGCTGTGTTCAGGGTTTCCATTGCCTGCTGCGTTACAGCCGGAAAAGTGGAAAGGTTGTTATTCTCTGCGGTGTTGTTCATGACTTCTCCTGCCGGGTTGGTTCGTTACGTCAATTGTGTCGTGACTGACACAAGCGCACTATCGGCGCTCAGTGTGTGGTGGCTGGCACAACGGGCGTTTGCGGTTATTCAGACGCGGCCATGACAGCCAGCCAGATAAAAATGCCTCTGTTTCAGCCTGCTTTATGTCCCGGATGCGGTGGAACAGGTGGAACAGGTGTTACACCATTGTTTTGTAAAACATTTATATGCACATCACAGGTGGAACATCGCAGGTAACAAGGTGGAACAGCGGATCGGCTGGTGTTCCACCTGTTCCACCTCACTATTTCAGAAGGTGAAACAGGTTTAGCCCTTGTAAAATACGGGTGTTCCACCTGTTTCACCTGTTACCCTTAATAAATAAGACTCACGCAAAGCCTTAACCCGGCACCTCGCTGTTGAAGACATAGAGCCTGCGGGGATTCATCTCTGGCGGGCGAATGGTTGTCTGCAGCTTGCCATCGGTGGAGGGCAGCAGGTATCCACGATCCGCGCACAGACGCGCCACCTTGCGCGGGTCAAATCCCCGGCAGATTTCTTTCCAGCCGGACGGCATGACGTAGAACGTGGTGACGGCCTCCGTGCCCTGCGCGGTACTGCCTTTCTCCACCCTGCGCCAGCCCACCATATTGCCGGGGCGGTTACGCTCGTCGTGCCAGTCAGCAAAGCGGCTGTACTGATTCGCGGTAAAGAAGCTGCGTACCTGCTCCAGTGCGGCAATATCTTCCTGATTGGCGGTGTGCCCGCGATCTTTCAGCCATGCGTTCAGGCAGACGCGGGTTGCCCGCAGCGCTTCACCCTCAGGCCAGCCGGTGATACCCAGCCGGGTTGCCAGCTCGCCCGCCATCGCCACCAGTGCAAAGCGGTTCACAGCCCGGCCTACCTGATTACCCGCATCTTTCGGGGTCAGGGCGGCTGTATATTCCTTCATCAGTGACTTTGCCTGTGCCGTCAGCCCGTTAAGGTCAGCGGTCAGGGCTTTCAGCCACTCCCTGAACGGCGAACCGTAGTAGCTGGACGTGGCCCACTCCAGATGTTCCGCCAGAGCCTTGCCGCTGTCGAAGCCGTGCAGCTCCTCAAATACGCCAAATTTCCCGGAATCGCTGGGGATCTGGATCATCCTGACTTCCATCCCGGCAAAGGTACGCTCGCCGGCTTTTGCCGCATGTTCGGTCAGTGACAGCTCGCCGGTTGAAAAGAACAGCAGCCGCCACTGCTTACGGGTGCGCAGCTCACCGTCCGTACCGGCACGGCCCTTGCCCTGACCGTTTGCCAGCATGTAGGCGATATTACCCGCCTCGCGTCCGTCCACCTCCCGGATCTCATCAAGCATCATGGCGGCATCGTTGCGGCGGCTGGCGCATCCCTCCAGCGCGTTGCCGGTTGCCCGCCACGTCTGCCAGTAATCAGGCCCGCCACAGACAGAGGTTGCCGCTTTCATGGTGGTGGTCTTACCGTCCGTCGATTCCCCCTTGAGGTGGTAGCCGCCGCCGTCCATACCAACCAGCCGTAACAGGGGGGCAGCAAAGGCCAGACTGACGGCAAACGCCACGCGGGAGTTGCCGGTGCAGTAACGGGAAACGTGCTCCCGCCATTCCTCCGTTGTACCTGACACACGGAAATCGCGCCCCTGCACGGAAGTGGTCTGGAGAATGACACCCTCTGCACCTTCACCGCTGACCTCATCCTGCAGGACGTAAACCTGACCATGCCAGCCAGTGCGGCTGACGCAGGTCACGCGGCGTTCCGGTTTACACAGCGAGATATATTCCATCAGGCGGGCGCGGGCCTCACCGGTGGTACTGATATAGGACAGCCCGTTAACCAGCAGTACCCGGCGCAGTTCCTCACCGCTACCACTGAGCATTTCCATCGGCATCGCCCAGCGGCGGCGCTCTCCCCATGTATCTTCCCACTCCAGCAGTCGCCCGAAATTACCGCCATCGGCATCGCAGGTGATTGCCGTCACGCGCAACGGGTTGCATATTTTGACGTTCTGGATCTCCGTCTCACCGTTGCGCTGTACCTGTTTTTCATACCAGAGATATTCCTGGGTAAGACGGAACCCGTGCGGCAGCTGCGTGCGGCCTTCTCCGCACAGTACAAGACCGTTACGAAAGGCTTCACGGGCACGTGTAATACCGTGCTCACGGTGGAAGTCATTCCAGTCAGCTTTAATTTCTCCCGGTGGCAGCGTCACCCAGCCACCGACTGATTTTGCCGCCCGTTCAGCAAAGGATCTGCCGGGATTCTCGCCCCCGTCCTGAAAATCGTTATCACCGGCGATGATAATTTTTACCTCAGGCCAGCGTGCCCGAAGCGCCTGTGCGACGTTGGGCAGGTTGCCCGCAGATATGGCAGCCACTACGCATCCGGCGGTGATCTGGCTTACCGTCAGCGCCGTGGCGTAACCTTCGGTAATCACCACCTGTACCGGCGGTTCAGACGGTAACGGGCTGAGCGCCACAAATGCGCCTTTCATCGTGCTGCCGGGCAGTATGCTTTTTTCACCCGTCGGGGCGATAAGCTGTGCACCGGTCACGGCTCCGGCGTTCGTCGTGAGCGGTAACAGCAGGGAACCGGCAGGGAAATCCTTACCGCTGATATGCTGCACGCTCCCGGTCAGGGAGGCCGGGTATCCGGCGAACCCTTTTCCGGTCAGATAGGGGCTTTCTCCCGTGTGACTCTCTTTCATCAGGGCCGCCACGGTAAGGCTCATATCGCGTTTAGGGGTTTTTGCCTGGCGGGCTTAACGGGCAGTTCCTGCACATCCGGCACATTAAGCACCTGCGCCACCTCCTGCGCTGCCTTTCTGACGCCGTAACCGGTTATGAGCTTAACCAGATCCAGACCATCACCATTGCCGCACTGGCTGCAAATCCACGTCCCGCGCCCGTCGAGGTCATCGAGGCGGAAGCGATCCTTGCCCCCACATTTCGGGCAGGGACCGTGCCTGCCGTTTTCAGGTACATCAATACGCAGCATCTGCAGAATGACGGGCCATTTTCCCCTCGCTGCGGCTGAAATCTGCGTAACCGTCTGTGTTGTCATACTTCCCCCTGATACAGCGATACACCCGAGCTGCAGAAGTCATCAAATGCCGCCGGAAGTGTGCGGTACAGCTCCGCCATCACTTCACAGCCGCGCACAGTCAGTACCGGTGGCGCGGTCAGCAATGATGGCTCCAGCATGTCAGTCAGCAGCGCCAGTGCAGCCGCTGCTCCCTGTGCTTCGCCATATTCGTTAATCAGTGCACACTCGATATGCAGGGCAATGGCCATTTCAATACGTTCAACCGTCAGGCTGTGCGGACCATAGTGATCGCAGCCGGTTTCGGTCAGCGCTTTCTGGCGCCAGGCCGATGCAATAGCCCGCCGGTAAAGCGCAGTGGTCATTTCTGCCGGAAAAATAGAAACCTGCGGCTGGTTCATTGGGTGCCTCCTTCAATCAGTTCGCAACTGTGCGCAATATCCGTCAAATCTGCCCGCAGGTACTCCATCAGCGCGGCGATGCCTGGCGCACAGCCTGCATCCAGCGTTCCGCCCTGCGAGGGGTATTCAGAAAAGAGAAGCTGCAACATGTCGCAGGCCTTTCTGGCGCGGGCCAGCTTTCCGAAACCGTCCTCTGACAACCCATACGCAAAAGCACCGCTATTGTGTTTTTCAGGCAAAGCGTGGCCCTGAGCACCGTTGTGCCCGTTTGAAATATTCATCGTGGATTACTCCGTTTTCAGCGGTGTTTTGTCAGAGAAAGTTTGAATAGTGCTTGTCGTCAGGTTCAGCAGAACGTCGCAGGTTGCGCTCCCGCCAGCGGGTAAACACCACAGACGGATGCAGTGTCAGCGGGCCGGAGCCACTACCGCCTGCCGGAGCTGGCGAAGGTTTAAAGAGCGGCGCATCAAACAGGCGCGTATACCGCAGTTCAAACCATGCCAGAGGGCAGGAAGAAAGCTGGTTGTCGCTGTCATGACGTATCAGCACTTCACAGCTGAATTCAGGATTAACCAGCGCCACGGAGGGCGAGGATTCAATTAATCGGATGATTGTGACAGTCCAGCCACGTTCATGCTGCCAGCGCTCGCCGGGTTGCGGATAATTACGCATGTTCACCTCCGCAGGGAATGCGCCCGGCAAAGCTCAGCACATAGTCCGGGGCAAGTCTGCGCCGCGCTGACCGCTCGTTATCTGCGGTGATCCTTAACATCACAGGACGGGCATTGCGTTGATTGCGGTTGATCGCCGCAAATAACCAGGTACACTTCTGTTTAGCCATCTTCGTTTCCTCATACAGCGGATTGGTCAGAGGCCCGGTTAGTGTTGCTGCACTGCCGGGCTTTGCCTTTTTCACTCTAGAACACTTAAGGTGTGGCCCACTATAAATACCAGGTGTGGCCCACGTCAATGCTTTTCTTTGTTCTTTTCCCGTGTATACTGTGGCCCACCAAACATACGGAGATTCAGTAATGGCTACCGGTACAAAGAATGCTAAATCACAAGCCTTAAAGGCACGAGTGCCACATGACGTAGTTGAAGCGATGGAAATGGTGAAAGAAGATGACGAAAGTACGTCACAATTCATCATTACATCCATGCAAAGTGAGATCAAACGCCGCCAGCGCAGGAAAATTAAGCCAGAGCAAGGAAGCTGAATAGAGAAGCTAACAGACGTTCTCTCAGGCTCCATGCTAATCTCAGTAAGCGACAATATTTTTAAGCCCACAAACTCAATTTGTCGGGCTTTTTTATTAATGATTTTCATGCCGTTCACCACGAGAGGCATATATTTGCTCTTGAATCCAGTGATCGACTTCGCTTTCAACAAATGAAATTGCACGAGTTCCTATTTTCACCGGGCGGGGAAATGTATTGTTTGAAAGCTGTTTGTAAAGCCATGCCTTGCTACGTTGAACGCGTCTTAACACCTCTTTTGCTGAGATAAGAGTCTGATTCTCTGAAAGGTTATTTGCATATTCCATCTTGTTACTCCGTGTTCTACTTAAGTTCACGGTGACTTTAAACACTGAAAAAAAGTGATTCTAGTGATAATGGAATCTATTAAGACAAACGTTGATTCTATTGAAACGTGTTGATTTCCACTGAAAAAAGAAACGATATTCATATGAAAGAACACAAGAAGAAGGAAATGCACAAAAAATAAAATCAATAAAATTCATATAGATAGGATGAAAAATCAAACAAATCATACGTTGAAAGGTATTATTACGTTTTATCGATTCATATTACTCAGGAATTACCACAGTATTACACTGTATTACCTCCTATAGCCCCTTAGAGCCTCTTGTAGCCCCTTCTAATGAGAGATATCCAGAAAGTAAATAATAAATTCACTCTCCGTATTTTATAATGTCTTTACCCAACTTTATTTTCTTATAAAACGTAGCTTTTTTAATTCCTTTCAATAGAATCTCATTTTCATTACAAAAAGAAATAATATCATTATATATAACACTATTATCGCTATAATTTACCTTTCCATGTTTCTTAAGTAATTCAATTAGCAGGTAAATTAATTTACAACTATAATTATCTTCGTCATCTTTTCTATACTGCCCTCTGCCATTACTCCTTAGTTTTTTACCAATTTCATATAATTCATTTCCTCCTAGCATCATTAAAATATCGCCCCAATCTTTATTTTTTACCTGTTGTTGCAATGCGTTCTCAATTCTTTCCTTAATCTCCACAGGTACAATATCTTCCCTCTGAAAGATATAAGCGGCAGTTAACACTAAGTTCGCTTCCACTTTTTGCGTGGCGGATATGTTTTTATATTCATTAATCAGTTGTAGATTTCTGGTTATTGCCTTTCTTAATCTGATAACCTCTTTTAATTGAATCTCAGTCAATTCATCATTTTCTGTATCATAGTCAAAACCATTCATAGCAAGCGCCACTTCGTGTGGCGTAATGTACGTTAGCCTATTAAAATAAAACAAATTATTATCAGATTGTGTGTTATTCATTTAAATCTCTCCGTAGCCACACAATGGTAATTATTTTCCATGCACACGCGCAAAATCATATGGTGTGATAGATCCATTCTTGTTAGCATCAATGTAATCAGCCCACCATTGCAGCATTAATCTTCTTTCTTCAAGATATTCAGAAGTGTGCATATATGAACCTTTCACGTTTTTTCGTTCAACGTGGCTTAACTGTCTTTCAATAGCGTCATCATTCCATAGTTTCGACTCACTTAGCGCACCACGCGCCATAGTTCTAAATCCATGACCACATACTTCCGTTTTCGTATCATATCCCATTACACGTAAGGCGCTATTTACTGTATTTTCACTCATTACTTTTTTAGGGTCATGATCGCTGGGAAATATCACCTCACCTTTACCACTCAAGGCATGTAAACGTTTAAAAATATCAAATGCCTGTTTGCTCAGCGGAACAATATGTTCAGTTTTCATCTTCATCCCACGCTCAGAGTGTTTTACGCCGGGAATAGGCTTACGAATTCCGGGTATCGTCCACTCGCTTCGTTCAAAGTTAACTTCACTCCAGCGAGCAAAACGCATCTCACTTGAACGAATAAATGTGAGTAGCGTTAATTCAACGGCAAGCCGTGTCATTAGTCGCCCTTTATAGCGTGATAATCTTTCAAGGAACTCAGGGATTCTTTTTGGGGGTAGCGCTGGGTGATGGGTCGCCTTAACGCTTAAAAGCGCTCCAGCCATATCACTGGCAGGATTTGACTCAAGAAGGTCATTCTGCACACCGAAACGCATAATTGCGTTTACGCGCTGCATCAGTCGCTGCGCAACATCATGTTTACCTGCCGTATCGACAGCTTTGATCGGATTGAGAAGCTGGCTGGTTCTCAACGTCCTAGCGTCAATTTGACCTATCGAGGGGAAAATATACTGCTCAAGGGTCAGCAGAACGCGACGGCTATGATCTTCGCTCCAAGTTAGATTACTTGCGTGCCATTGCCTTGCGATAGTTTCAAATAAATATGCCCCCTCAATTTCAGCTTGTGCCCCCTTTTGCTCCACTTTGGGGTCAATGCCCTGAGACAACAATTTCTTTGCTGCATCGCGCTTACCCCGAGCCTCAGCCAAAGTGATCGTCGGGTATACACCAAAAGCGAGCCGATCTTCCTTTTTGTCAGACGGGCGGCGATACTTCATGCGCCAGTATTTGGAACCTTTAGGGGAGACTTCAAGATACAAGCCGCCTCCATCAGCCATTTTATAGGCTTTCTCTTTCGGCTTTGCAGTCTCTATCTGGCGAGCGTTGAGTTTCATTTTGGGGGCACAAATCCTGATCGAATTGACATGCCCCCGATTATGCCCCCAAAAGGGGGTAGACCACAAGAGACCAAAAAAGACCATGAAATACGGTAACCTGCTTGTTTTTAAAGATTTTTTCTGGATTTGTAGACTTCAGGAAACGTCAAAAGAAGTGTTAATGGTGCCGAAGGCCGGACTCGAACCGGCACGTATTTCTACGGTTGATTTTGAATCAACTGCGTCTACCGATTTCGCCACTTCGGCACTGAAGGGGATGCGGAAACGTTCTGGATTATACCTGTCGGCGGCGGTCATGCAAGCGACAGCGTGTCGTCATTGCGCTAAGTGTTGAAAAAAACAGCGCTATCCTGCGCAGCGTCGGCTTTTACCACCGTTCCGGGGCGCAACTGCCACCAGCAACCCTCCTCTCACAACCCCCACAAACCCAGCTCCACCTGCCAGCCACTCCCTTTCCCCCTTGATCCCCCCAAATCCCACTCAAACTTATCTCAAATTTTTCTCACTCCCTTCTCACCCACATCCCCAGCACAACCCATCTTTCCCCAGATAAATTCCCCTCACCAATCGCCAAATATCTCACCAACCCCACCCTCCACCATTCCCATATATTCCAGAAAGTTTTAGCCAATGCCTTTTTGTTATTCATCCGCTCCGCAGCCAAATATTAATTTCATCAATATTTTTATAACTTTACATTAATGAAAAGTTTTCTTTTTGCCGTTTATTCCAGGATTTTCCTCAGGCGTGAAGGGTTCCGGTAAACACTATTTTTACCAGTCGCTGTACGAGTCTTGATGGACATATTCACTCGATGAATTAACTCAGGAGAATACTTGTGACGACGTTAAAACCTTTGCTGGCCCGCAACCGCAGCTGGGCGCTGCAGAAGTGTCAGCATGACCCGGACTATTTCGAAAAATGGGTCGACGGGCAGCGGCCCCACTCGCTGTGGATCGGCTGCTCCGACAGCCGCGTGCCCGCCGAGGTGCTCACCGGCAGCCAGCCCGGCGAGCTCTTTGTCCACCGCAATATCGCCAACATGCTCGATCCCGCCGACGACAACGTCATGAGCGTCCTGCAGTATGCCCTCGACTACCTTGAGGTGGAGCGGGTGGTGCTCTGCGGCCACTACGGCTGCGGCGGCGTACAGGCGGCGCTCTCTCTGCCCACCCTGCCGCTGGCGCAGGAGTCCTCGGCGCTGGCTCGCCGCATCGGCCAGCTGCGCCACACCCTGCATCACGAAATTGCGCAGATCGCCGATGACTGTTGTGTTGCGGCCTCCCCCGGCGCCAGCGCCAGCACCGACGCGGAGCCCTCTCGCCATGCGCTGGACGCCCTGGTGGAAGCCAACGTTCGCGCCCAGTTCGCCCGTCTGCTGCAGAGTGAACCGGTGCAGACGGTGCTCGCCAGCGGGCGGCCGCTCAGCCTGCACGGCTGCGTCTACGATCTGGCTTCCGGCCATTTAACCACCCTCGTCGAACACCTCTCACCGCAGGAGCACGCCCCATGA